GTTTTGTAAAATCAGCCTGTAAGATATTTTGATTTGGATATAAAAGTTTTGCGATACCAGCCGAAACATGATCCATTTCAACGCCGGTATAAACACTATTTTTCCTCATTTTTGCCGGGAGTAAGCCGATAAAATTCCCGATACCCATACCGGGCTCAAGGATTTTACCACCTTCAAATCCCATACGGCTTAATGCTTTATAAATAGACCGGACAATCGGCTCGCTGGTGTAATGAGCGTATTGGGTACTTTTGGCTGCGGTTTTGATTTCTTCTGGAGTAAGGAGTTCTTTCAGTCGAACGACAAGAGGCTTCCACTCACTATCCGCCCAATTTTCCATAACTTCGCCCTGCTGCGAATAGCCTGGGAACATCTTGTTTGCCAGTTCAGACGATCCCCATCCGACATATTTTGCAAGGGTTTCTTGTTCTTTTTGGGTGGCTTTGCGGTTTTCTGAATTGATTTTTTTGAGAAGTTCAACAGCATCCAGATTGTTTTCTGCTGCTTTTTTCCATCCACCTTCTCGGTCGAGGGTCCCCGGTTTTATTGTGTAGTCTGATCGCTGAAATCGAGATACGTTGCCTGAGTTTCCTTCCAGGCCTGTTTCAGGTTCATTTCCAGCTGTTGATTCTGACTGATCGGGTTTTGATTCTGATTTTTGGCTTGATCGAGAATTATCCGGTTTGCTTCCTGGTTGTACGCTGACATCAGCATTTGTTCCTGATCCTTCAGAAACTTCGGTAGTCTCTTGGACTTTTTCATTTCCTGAAACATCTTCGGCGCTTTGGCTTTCAGCGCTTCCTCGATCATCTTCCGCCGTTGGCTTTGATGGTTTTTGCCCTCTAATGTTATCGGTAGTGCCATTATCGGACTCCTTTTTAGGGGATTCTTCCCTGTTATTAATATAATCATTTTCACCAGATTTTGCAACAATTTTCATATCATTCTTAACAAATCGCTTAAAATATGGCTTGCCGTTCGTGCTAAGATTTTCCAGCGCCAGTTTTACAAATTCCGCAGCCGATTTTCCGGCTTGAAGAATATCGTCTAAAGCTGCTTGTAATAACGGCTTAATTTGTTGATATTTATTTTCATCAATCGGTTGGTTTGATAAATTGCCCTTATTGCCCAGGATGTCATTGATCTGTTTGAATTTATCCATGGCATTGGACAAATGCTGTTTCACTTCCTGGGCTTTTTCTTTGGCTGATACGGTTTCGGCCTGCTTGTCCCACTCGGCCAGAAGGTTGTCAGGGGAAAATTCGTCGGCTGGTTTCTCGGTTTTTGTCTCGCCGGATAAATGCTTTTTGATTTTCCCGACAACAGTTTCAAGGTTATCGCTACCGTCAAAATCAACTCCAAGGTCTTTTGCATAGGACCGGGCTTTAATAAGATGGGTTTCCCATCCGTCATGGGGGATTACTTCGTTTTTAACTGCTTCTTGGGTTAAATGCGGAGTCAGCTTTTCCTTCACCGCATCATCGATATGGCGCCATAAGGTCTTTGAAATTCTCCCGGCGTCTTTATCATTAAACCCGGCGGCCTTGGCTACATCATATCTCCCCGATCCTGTTAATTCATTCCGCCAGGCGTTTTCTGCGGGGTCTTTGACTTTTGGTTCTGTTGCTGGTTTCTTCAGCTCCCCTTCAATCTTTTCAATTTCTTCCCGGAGCATCTTTTTGTCGGTATCGGTCAGCTTCCGCCCATTCGGCATTTCCCCTTTTTCAAGGGCTTTTTTCATGGCCGGAAGTTTGTCAGCTTTGAAAAAGTTTTTGATTTTGGTTTCCAGGTCAGCTTTTCTATTATTCTCAGCCTTCTCCGCCCATTCCGGATAAGCCTCGGCCAGCTCCGCCATTTTCTCCGTGTAATGTGTGGACCCGGCCTGATCGGGTGAATATTTCATTGAATTTTCAAAGGCGGTTCTGTATTCCTTTTCAAATTCTTCGAATGTCATTTTTGGCTTTTCAGGGGTCTTAACCCCTTCCTCGGCCTCAACTTCCTCAACGGTCCGCCAGATTGTTGACCCGGACCGATCCACTTCCGTCTTGATTCCTTCCCTGGTCGGGATCATAGCAACCGGCTCGGAGACTTTGAGGCCTCGCTCGTATTTATACCGGACGCCGTTTTCGTCTTGGTAAAGCGTTTCTCCGTCCGGATTTTTACCGACAAAGTTAGGACCGATAGGTTTCTCGGGTGTCTTTGGTTTCTCCGCCGGCTTTTCCTGCAATGCCTTCTGGATTTTAACCTTCTGTATCGACGGAGACTTCGGATTCTCGACAATAAGATCCCCCGCCTGCTGCTTCTGTTCATCGGTCAGGGTTTGGAGATATTCGTTATATTCCTGTAACGCCTTCCCTCTTTTTGTTATTGCTGGCTTTTTCTTCTCACCATCACCCACAACGCCGCCAGGCTCACTATCAACACCACCAGCCACCACATCTTGACCAGGAATTCCAGGAGTTTTTTCGCTTTTTGCATCGGGTTTCTTCCGCCTCCGGATTGCCCAAAAAGAACCAAACCCGTCTTGCCAATTCTCGGCCCTGTATTCGTGTTTCGGATCTTCTTTATTTAACTTTGCCGCTTCCTGGTCAGCGCCTTTTGAAGAAGTTGAAGCCGCCCTGTTCCACATCACCCATTTGCCGGCGTGATAATCTTGCTTGTATTGTTCAAGGATTTCTTTCTCCTTGATTTCTTCCTTTGCTTTTTTTGCAGCGCTTTCAATTCTGGAAGTTCCATGGAAATGGCGTTCTTTATCGGCGTGTTCTTCATTAATTATCGAATCAATCTCGGCGGCCGACATTGCCAATTCAATTTGTTTCATCCGGTTTTCATATCTTTGCTCATAATCCTCCGCTTCCGGTAATGCCTCAGCTTGCCCCGGCCCGACTTCTCCCGATTCTGACGAAATGACGGCGCCGGGCTGTGAAGCCCCGCCAAGTGCGGTTTGAGAAGGCTCCCCCTCGCCTTCCTCGTCCATCAGGTCCATTTCTTCCTGATTTGCGGCTCTGGCTTGGGCTGCCTGGTCGATCGGTGCGCCGATCGCTGGCTCGATGATCCCTGCCGTTTCATCTTCAGGGAGATTAATATCCTGATCTAAAGTTTCGTCGTCGAAAATATTTGTTTCCCCGGGTTTTTTTAAAACTTTACTGTATGAAGTTTTCTGCTTCCCTTTTTTCAACCATCTTTTCAATTTATCGATCGGGACTTCGGTAATCGCCCCTAACCCCTGCCAGCCGTCCTCGTAATTTGACAGATATAATTGTTCTGCTTCGGCCTCATTTGAGGCGCCCATGATAACTTTATGCTCGTCAAAATCGCCGGTTTCCGGATTCACCTGATCAACAATATACGCTTTGTCGGTTTCAGTGTCCGGTCGGGTCCGGATGAATACATCCACCTGATCCCCGTCTTTCCCCTCGGTCCGGTTGAAATATCCGTAATGGCCGTTCATTTTCGTTTGCCATGACGGCTGCCAATCATCCGGCGCATCGTCCGGTTTCGTTTCCTGTCGGATCGATCCGTCCGGGTTTTCGATGGTGATCTGCAACCCGCGCATCATAATCGGCGCTTTTTCGTAATTCCCTGCCTTGATCTGTTCATCTGTCGGCTGCGGTTTATCGTTCTGCTGAGACGTTGCCGCTTCCTGCGCTTTCGTGTCGATCGCTGTCGCCTTAGATATATGAACGTGATCCGCCATGGCGTCAGTGCTGGACGACATGGAAATATCCCTTTCTGGAATGATAATCTCAGGCTCTTTTTTCTCAAAATTGGAAGGATCTGATAGCGCCTGACCGAGTGCGGTTTGAGGTTTAGTGCTATCCCCGCCGCCTGAATGGTCAGGAGACGCTTTGACCCCACCAGCAAAACCGCCAGCTAAACCAGCCAAACCGCCGGCCATCCCTGATTCAAGAATTCGCTCCCCGTTTTCTTTTGTGAATAATTCAAAATCAGGGTCATTCCAGGCGATATTTGCCATTGATAAGAATTCTTGAGTGCTTTCCTGTGCGAATTCGCCCGGCGCCTGTTTCGCCGCTTCGATTGCCATCCTTGAAATTATATGCCGGTTTCCAGCTTTGACCGCTTTGTCAAAAACTTCTTTCGCCGGTTCCCCTAACACCTTACCTATCAGTCGAGCATTACCACCAGCGAGTTCAACAAAACCAGCCGCGATACCTGTGGCGAGCGCAGACACCGGATTGTCTATCCCATGTTCTTCTAAAAGCTCTGCCCAATTTCCGCCGGCTTCAACAGGAGCAACCCCGGCAACGATACCGGCTTGCGCTCCGAGTTTTTGCATCGCTTTCTTGGTGATTAAATGCTCCCCGATTTTTTTAACTTCAGCCTTGGCTAGTTCTTCAGCGGCCTCTTTGGTTATTTTTTTCTTCGCATTTTTCTTCACATATTGAGCGGCTGTCTTTTCAATCAGTTTTTTAATCGCTCGCTTCCCGATAAAACCGGAAAGGCCTCCGGAGACTGTTCCGGCTCCAGGGGATAATGCCGTTCCTAAAGCCGCTCCGGCCATCGATGTAACGCCAGCTTCAAGCATTGACGGGGCAAGCTCAACCAATGTTTCCCCTGCCCATGTCCCCGCTTTTCCGACTGAATCAATATCCCTGAAAGATTCAACTCGCTTCGGATATTGTTGCGCTTCTTCAATATTACGCTGGTATCCTTCAAACCCGTAATCTCGTAATTTATCTGACCCGATTGCCGAGCCCGTAAGACCTAACGCCCCATACCCGGTTGCCTGTAATTGATTTACGCCACGGTTCCAACTATCAGATATAAGCCCCGGCGGTTCTGCATCCGGCTCCCCTGCCTGCAACGCTGAACGATAATCTGCCTGCGCCTGATTGGCCATCATGTCCGCACTGGAAAGAATCGCTGTCTGGACAGGACCGAGAGCGCTTTGGCTTCCAGTAGGTGAATCAAAGCCCCCAAGCGCTGTTTGCTGTGCTGGCGCGGACGGTTGCGTAAATGTCTCCATATCTTGACGAACGCCAACAGCATCAGCGAATCGATCAAAATCAACCCCTTTTTGCTGAAACTCCGGATTGGCGTCATACATCATTTTAGCAAGATCAACAGGAGGAACGTCTGCGTACTGCGGGTATTTATTTCGGAATTCCGTCAGGTTTTGAACAGGCATTAAGAAATCCTTTTTATCGAGCCTGGACCTGGCCTATGGCCGTGTCCGGCGGATTATATCTTCGGTCATTCAACATCTGAGTCAGTTCTTCTTCGCTGGCATTCGGATATTGCTGTTTGAGTGTGTATTCTTGTTCTTGAATCGCCATGATATCTTCTTCACCCGTTAAAAACTGAATTTCCTGTTGCAACGGCGTCAGTCCATTTGAAGGATAATTGCTGTTTAAATATGAGTCCATGGCCGGAGAAGCCCCTTGTCCACCCAAGGCGCCCATTTCATTCGGTTGCTGTTGCTGTGGCGGATATTTATTATTTAAAAAGGTATCCATTGAGGCGGCAGTTTGTTCATTCGGCTTTTCAGGTTCAGCCCCCAACGCCGACAAGTTTGAATCCATCCCTCCGGCCCGGCTTTGTCCTGAATCAGCTCCGGTACTCCCGCCGCCACCTTCTAAAAGCCCCTGTGCCGCGCCCGGAACATCACGGAGCGCCGGATCTTGTGCCGCGCCCCGTTGACCGCCGCCGGATTTTTGTTTAATATCACCCAGGATCTTATTAATTCCGTCGCTTAAAATCCGCATTTTTTGAGCATGGACAAAGCTGTCATGGTCCTTCGGAGGGGTCTTGCTTTTTTGCGCTTCCAGCCACGCTTTTTCCGCGCTATTAGCGGCCTCTTTCATTAAATTGGACGCAATGGAAAACTTTTCCATGGGAGACAGCTTCTTCCCTCGAATCTCCTGGATAACTGCCCCAAGAGACAGCATTGTTTGAAAGATTTCCTGTTTTTGCTCACCCGACATTCCAGTTGTTTGCCCTGTGTATTGATTTTCAGACGAACCTAAATTCAGAGATTTTTCAACCAATTCGACATATTTCGTATCGTTCCCTGAACGAACATCCGTTTCGACTTTTCGTTCCTCGACGGATTTTGCGCTAACCGGCAATTCTTTGACTTTTTTCGATCCGGGTGCAAACGGTATCGACGTCCATACGGTGCGAGATACATTTCCGTATTCATCGATCATCGGATCAGTCACATATAAGGTATTGCCATCGTCATCTTGAACGACTTCGTATTTGCTAAGGGACTTGCGGTTCATCTTTTGGCGGTAAGATGCCGCCGCCACCATTGCCTTGTCGTATTCTTTTTGGTCCTGAAAGGGCGAGGAATTCATAATTGAACTAATTAATTTTTTTGCATCAATGTTCAACTTTTTTGACCGACCGGTCGGATCTTTAACTACCATCGAACCGTCTGCGTCAACTCCCCACTTCTTATTGTCTTTAAAAAATTGATTATTCGCGTCCGCCACCAGGCTCAACGCCGCCATATTATCGCCTGACTCGGCAACGGAATTAGCCATCGTTATGTTGTTCCGCCATTCTCGCCTCGCCATTGCGGTTTTTTCAAAAAGGGCTTTTCGGGACCGTTCATCGTTCAGCATTTTTTTGTTAAAGAAATCAATCGCGTTTAACCTGGCTGCCGCTAATGCCTGCGGGTCAGCGCTGGCGAATGGTAGCCCCTGCGCCGGCTTCTCCCCGATGGCGTTCGGGTCTGACCCTTGAGGCCCCATCCCAACCAAGGCGTCCGGATTTTCAATGAAGTAATTAGTCATCTCCCCCGCCTGATGCTCCAGGTTTTTTTGCCGACCGATTTCATCATTCCGGCGCATATCCTGACCGATTCTTAACGCCTGATTACTGATATTCAGCCAATCGTTGATGCCAATCGTCATGGTCTTGCTCCCTTAAAAAAAATTAAAATATTTGAAAATGGAATCCATATCCCAATTGCTTTCAGGTTGAGGTAAGCTGTCGTCCATATTACCCCCGATCGCCGTGTTCGGGTTAACGCCATATGTCCCGTCAGGATTTGAATATGCACCGGTCATCCCGGATGGAGGCGGTGTTGACAGTTGCTGTCGCTGGCGTGGAGTCGGAGATCCGCCGCCGGCAGCGCTGTATAAGGACAATCCGGTCAAAGCGCCTCCGAGGGCGCCCTTGATCGCCTCTGTCCCTTTATCAAACGGTTGGGCTGCAGACGATGTTTGTAATTGAGAAATCTTCTGCCCCTGTAATCCAGACGCCTGCATGGCATATTGTAACGGATTTATGGAAGGCAGATCATTTAATGTTAACATTGCCGAATCCTCCTTTATATCGTAAGAGCTGTTTGCATCCTGTTAAAGTTTGTATCTTCCGCTTCTTTTTTGGCAAAATTTGAAGCGGTTGCCATTGCCTTGGCCCGATCAAGCCCGAGATTTCCAAGCGCCCTTATTGCGGTTCCGGAAGATGGGTCTACACCGAGCGCCCTTAAATTCTGAAGGGTAACGTCCTTATTTGTGTTAAACTGATGCGCTACCTCCTGGGACGCGCCGCTCATAGCTTCTCGGACATCTATGCCGTTCAATGCCTGATTATAAAACTGAGAATAAATCGGCGCCCTTTCCTCGATTTTCATTTGCTGTTCGCCGTACATCGCTTTTTCCGCCGCGGTTTTCTCAGGCATTATTTCCTGTGTATATTTGTACCCGGCGATATCCGCAGCCGCTTTCTCCGGCAGCACATCAATCGAATATTGATTTTGAGCAATCTGCGCCTCGGTTTGATATGGCATTATTTCAACTGCAGCGTCTAACCCGAGTTCTTCCAGGTGCGCTATCTTCGGAAATAATTCATTATATGTCTGCGCTTTTTGCTTTTCAATGGCAGCCAATCCAGTATCTTCGCTTACGCCTGTCTTTAACTCTGCCGGTATCCACTCAAACCTTTCGATCTTGTTTCCATTTTCATCCCGAACCTTTTGCTTACCCGTAACCGCTATCTTATTATTGTTCGACCTTTTTAAATGCTTGGATTCCGTGACCGCGATTCCCTTTTTATGATCGAAAAAATATCCCTTTCCTGAAAATTCGCTGGATTCGTAAACCGGGACCGGAGTATCACCATATGGGGTGATATCCCCGTATTGAAAAAGGTCCTGCATCCATCCGAATGTCTCTGCGTCTTCTCCCGCGCTTTGCAGTAGGAGCGTGTTATACTCCATTTCTTTGGGGGAAAGATGCGGATTTGGGTTGTTGATAAAACTCATTGCGGCAGATCCAGCGGCCAATGCCCCTGTTCCGGCAGCCAGCGCGGCATTGGTTGCTGATGAAGCACCTTCTGATGTTGCGCTATCTCCGAGACCCATGATATATTTCCTCCTTGTTTATTTTTTGTCTTTTTTCTCGTTTAGATTTTTCAACTTTTCCGTCAATTCCTGGAGTTTGGCGTTCTGCGTTTGATTTTGCTGAACCATTTGCGTTAACCGGATTTGAAGATCCGTAATCGCATATTGCTGCTGGCCGATAATTTTAAACATCAGATCCCCATCGAGCTGCTGGTTTGAATTCTGCGCCGGCGCTTGAGTATTTCCTTTTTCCATAATTAAAATCCTTTCAGGGTAAAGGGTATTGTAAATTGCACTCGCATAAATAAAGAGCTGTCAGCTTCCCGGGCGTTATGGACTACCGGCGCTGACGAAATAGCCAAAACCGTTGCCAGTGCCAATTTTCGCAATCGGCTGTTTTGAATCTTTTGAATCATATATATAGTCGGAATAAGCACTGCCGCTTTAATCGCCGTTGTCTCGTACCAGGCGGCCCGGTCCCCGGTAATACGTTTTGTAAACCAATCCTCTTCTTTAAAATTTGTTTTTCCATTGGCCTCAAAATGTCCTGTTGTCATTTTGTGCGTTTGCAGTACGTCCAGGGTTTGCGCGGATATAATCGCCCCTAATAACACTTGTTCAGATACGTCAAACGCCTCTGATTTCGATGAAAACATCAGGCAAATGATTAAAATAACACCTTTAACCAGCAGGCGCGCCTCCCCTGCCGGCCATTGTCTGATTGATTGTTTCAACTTTTTGCTCCAAGCCCTTGACTGTCTGGATTACTTTTTTCATCCCGCCCAACAACAAACCACGAATCGCCCGGTCTGAAATATACGGATTCTCGTCCGAATCGCACATAATATCCCCGGTGTCCGAGTGTCTTGCGAACAAGCTGCCATGCAGCGTATTAACGTCAGTAATTAATCCGCCATCTTTGTTAAATTCTCCGGTATGGTCGATAGCCTCAATAATGGCCAGATCGTCCAGGTCTTCCACTTCGCCGGTTTTCGGATTTTTCCACGCATCATAAGAAGGCGTCCCGGTGTAATAAATATCGTCCGTGTAAACCGCTGCCCATCGCTTGTCATAGTGTCCGCAATATATTGTTCCGGCGGTTTCTTCCGAATAAAAATGAGTGGCGTTAAAAACGTAACTGCTAGACCCGGCGCTAATTGTGAGCGACGTCGCTGCGGTTAGAGTCGCTGTGGCGCCGAGTCCAATATCGTATGCCCATACTTTTTTGATCTTCTTAGAGGTAGACCCTATCGACGTTGCATTGTCCGACGCCGGGAGTATGTCGGTGCAGTTGGTTACGAGGTCAGTCGTGCCTTGAAGATTCAGATAATATGACCCGTAATTTATAGAGACAACATCGTTAGCGTAAACATAAAACTTATTAATATTGCATTGTGAGCGATTGGCAGCGTCCCATCCGAAACCAACATCAACATAGTTGGCCGTATCCGCCCAAAAACCAAGTACGCCATTGACAGTATCGACCCCCATATAAAAATCTTTGGACGCGCCATCCCATACAATCTTTGCCAGGCTTGAAGCGTCTGCGTAAAACGTGATATTCCCGCCTTTTAAAATATCTAATCCACCATTGGTTGCCAGCGCCAGGGCAGATCCGTTCCATTGAAAATAGTTATTGGCATCCCCGGAAAAATAAAAACTGCCATCATTTTCAAAATAAACCTTCCAGTTTGAACCATCATGGAATCCCATATATGTACCGTTGTTAAAAAATCCCTGGACCCCGGTTGGCGTGGCCGGCATATGCAAAATTTCAGCGGCGGTATGCTCGGAGGTTTTATCCACCGTAGCCACCCATTCCCCGGCTTTTATTTCATCTGCCCCGGCGGCGGCGGCCCGGTATAATATAGAATCCGTGGTATTGTACCATAAGTCGCCAATGGCTTCCGCCGTCGGGATAGAAGCTAAAGCAGCGAAAAACGTCGTTACCTTTCCATCGGCGGTTGCTTGTGCTGTTGCTGCATCGGAAAGGGCTGTTGCAATTCTTAAGTCGTCTGCCCCATACCACATTGAAAGGTCACTGTTATATACATATAACTGGTTGTTATCACCCGTATCAAACCAAAGGTCACCATGCCCAATATCGCCTACGGGCTCTGTGCCTTGATAATAAGAAACAATTTTCCCGTCTGCCGTTGCTAGTGCTGTCGCTGCATCGGCCAGCGCTTGCGCTGTATCTTCCTCAATCCCTGAAATCCAATCATCTGTTTCTTCAGCCAAGGCTGCGATTGTAATCGCTCCGTCAGATATGGTAATATTGCTCCCGACGATCAGTTCGTCCGTTGCGATGGATCGGGCATGGATTGTGCTGTCAACCACCAATGCGCCATTGATCCCCACCGTGGCCACGTTGTCAACGTCACCCTGAACCAGAATACCCGTTCTTCTCCAATAGGTGTTTCCGGTCGGATCGTCCGGGGCCACGCCGGAAACGCCTGAACCGTCATTATCGTAAAAACAGACATATTCCTTGCTGTCATACGCTACGATCGCGCCTGTATAATAGGTCGTTCCGCCTGCATACGCAGGGGCAACACCTTTTTGCTCATTTAAAATATCCAGTACGCTGTCAATAATTTGACCGATGGTTTCATGCCCTTCAACCAGCTCCCCGCCCATGGCGTCGGTCGGGACCCAAGTCGAATAGTTTCCCGCATAATCCACCGCCCGAATCCAGTAATAATGGTCTGACGTCAAGTTGGATGGATAATGATTATAGAAGTATGTATCCCCGCGACTCTTTTCAGGGATGGTAACAATCGCCGCAAGTTCTGCCGATGATCTGTCATTGCTGGTATGGACCCATACTTCTATATGGGAAAGATCATCATCAATCGGATTGATCCACGATAGCTTATTACACCAAATACTTGGTTCTACAGAAAAATTCGTCGGCGGAGACGGCCCGTTGGCATCAGAGCTTTTTAATCCCTGGAATGAAAAACCGGCGTCATTAAGGAGGTCATAATCCGCAAGGTCAGCAAACGTCACAAACTGATGGTCCTGCCCGGCAGTCCCTCCGCTCCGCACACCCACATAATTCTTGAGCGCCATGATGGATCGGTGCGCGGGGCATTTCGCCTGCCCTGGCGGAGACGGTATTTCAGGCACTACTGTCATTTATACGCCTTTCAATTCGTCGTTCGATGTCCCGAGCGCCGCCGAGGTGACGGTCGCCGTAGAGGACTTAAGTTTCACATACCAATCCCTGGCCCGAAATCCTGAAGATAATCGCTGGACACCTGATGCCGAGAATGTTTTGGTATCTTTTTTTACGCCATCGGCATACACTTCCGCCGTGACCGACGATGATACAGGGAAATCCCCCACTAATTTTAAAAACGGGATATTGATTGGCGAAAGCTCAAAAATCCGCGAATCATATTCAAATGTCATATTGCTGCCGGCCCCCCATTGGTAAATTTTATATCCTGAATCATATCCGATAATATACAGGTTCCCGGCTGTCGTCGTGTGAATCCCGTAAACATTAAAGGCCAAATCAAACCGGATCAGGCTGCGAGATTCCAGGTCAAAAATAAATCCGGCGTCGTCTCCGTAGAAAAACGCAATATACCAATTTTTCCAGTACGCGGAGATCATATTGGCCAGCGTTCCGATAGCCTGCCAATCGGTTTGTGAAATCACGTTTTTAGTGATAACATCTGCCGTCGTTCCGTCTGTCCAGAACAAGCCGTCGTATGTCGGCCAGATCACGCCGATATTGGTTGAAACCAGGCCGCGGGCAGCAAGGCAGGGCTTTTTGTAGTCAAGTTTCCGGCGCTCCATTGACGCCGGGTGCGTCCCGATAAAAACATACGGAAACCCTTCCGTCGCAACAACCAGCATCTCGTAAAATGCGCCCATGGCGACAATATTATGCCCGACTTTCCGATCATACGGAAACGCATGATAATAATAGGGCTCGGACATATACAGAACATTATCAACAAACCCCGCTAAAACTGAATGCTGAAACTCAATCAGGCCCTCCATGTCATCGTCGGGCGGATACCATGTTTCCCGATCGCTATCTCCGCCGGACGGGCAAGCACTTCCGTATTCCATGGCTACATCGGTCGGGGAAACTCCATCATTAGCGTCATAGACATAGACCTCGGCTGACGATACGGTTGTAACCGGCAGGTCTAAAACGCCCGTCGCGCTGAGATTTGCCGGACGGCCATAGATATTATTCCAATCGGACGAGTCGACTGACTCCCCGGTTACAACACGATATAGGCGAAAATATTCGATATCGTTGCCAGTTGACGCAAGAACATGCTTTTTAAAATTTTTCAATCGGACATACTGATTTTCTTCAATCGTTACTGTGGCGGTCGGCGTAGACGGCTGAGACTCGTTGCCGAACTCGTCGACACAAGTGTAAAAATATGAAACTGTTCGTTTTGCGGTCCCGGTTCCGGTCCCTTGAGGTTCAAGTGTTAACGCTGACTCTCCGGACGGGTCCGGCTTTAATACCCCGAACCGCCTTGACACGGTTGGATATGTTGATGCCGCCCCGGAAGTTGCGTTTGTTTTGTCTGTTTGCATCGGATACGAACCGGTCCCGGTGAAAAAAATCCGATGATCCCCGTTTTCGACCGGCGCCTCGACCACATTGACAATATCTGTCCAGTAAATCCATGTATCGTCCAGCAGATAGATTGTCTTAATTGTCCCTGACTTGGCGATTGATTGTGTCAACGTAGGATTTTTTAACGGCGCGATTGCATTTTCTTCGAGGTTACAATTCTCTGCCAGTTTGGCGTACCCCTCCGGGAGCTTCTTTGCGTGAAGAATGGGCAACTCGCCTTTAAAATTGATGATCGGGATAATCATTAAACTTCCTTTACCGGCAAAATACATTCCAGCTCATATTGGGACCCAAGCGTCCCGATAATCCGGCACGTTATTTTATATAATATGCCGTCTGTCCCACCTTGAATCCAGATATTAGCTGTGTAGGCATCGCTGGAAATGGTGTTTTTCGTTACGTCCGCCATTGTACTTGAAACATCTTCGTCAACCGCGCCGTCACTATCCAGCGACTCCACGACAACCTCATAAATTGAATTGATAGTTTCGTCCGCACCGAGAAAGCCCTCAAAATCAAACGGCTGCCGAAATGCTTCCCATGGTTGTTTTGACCCGATTGTTTGCATAGCCATCCTTTCCTTACGGGGCCGAAACCCCTATTAAACGAGGGGTTGCGACTGCACCTGTAACCCTTATTCCTGCCTGGCATCCAACCTGCCGGGCCTGGGCGACAACCGGAATGCGGTCTGATGTAAATTCAAAATCCGCCTCGGTCCAGTATTCAAAATCATCGTCGTCCGAATCTCCGATTGCATGATCGCCTATTGGATTGTCTGCCGTCATTTTCTACTCCATTTCAAGTTTCTGGTTCAGGCGGGCCGGTAATTGCGGTTGCCGGTTCGCCGCTTCGTTAATTTTGCATGATCGCCCATTTATTGGCCTACCTGTATTAGTATTGCATTGTTTGATTTCCATTCAACCCCGGAATTTCCGCTCCACGTCCGGTTATTTCCCCATGTGCGAAATTGTCGGTATTCGCGTTGATTCCCGAACCGGGCCGACTTGACAAGGGACTGACAATCGATTATCTCAATATAAAGGGGTGATATTGTCAGCGTCACATCAGACGCATATATCAAACATTGACAGGGCGTTATCGTCACACTCTCCACAAACGACCCGTCGCAGGCGTCATATGTCGGTGCGGCCACGATCAGCGGTGTGACGTTTGTTAATTTTGACAACTCCGTTCCTGAGCTATAAACTAAACACTGGCAATCTGTTATTTCCAATTCCGGGCCGCCGGTGATTAATATGTTTGAGGCATACACGAAACATTGACAATCTGTGATCGTGACCGTTTCCACAAACTCACCGTTGCAGGCATTGTAAGCGGGAGCAGAATCAATCAGCCGGGTCGCATTGCTGGCAAAACAAAGACCGACACTTGTAAAAATAACTGCCCACGCTATTAATAAAAAAGTAAAAAACCGCATTTAATCACCTGTCGCAAAATCAAAGATCGGCTTTGGATCATATGTGCCAGATGTCGTACCAAACCCAGCCGCATATACCAGCGTGCCGGTGGCGTTGACGCCGTTCTCCTGGTGGGTGCCGGAAATCGTGCCGTATGATGTCGCATAAAATGCGTCCGCGATTGTTTTATAAACTTTGTCCGGGTCAACAAAAAACGCCCACACCGTATCCCCGTCCGCCCATCCCGCGTTGGTGATCGACCACGTACCGGATGCTGTGGTGTCCGTCCCGTAGTTATAGTCTTGAACCGCCCCGCCGATATTGTCAATCAGGATGCCGCAGTATTCATCGTCAGTGTCTTCGACAGTTTCAGACCACGTACCGTTAGATGCAGCCGTTCCATGTGCGTAGACACTGTGCTGTGTTGCAGATAACAGCAAATATTGATAGGCTGCGCCCGAAGCGTCAGCTTCTTTTTCTTTCAGGGTGCCGGACACAGAAAACGACTGTTCCCACGCGCTAAATCCGTTCGGTGGCGTATATGTAAATTCAGACGCCTCCGACTGTAAAACAACATCTTGCCCGTTGACATGGAGTCCCCCCATTAAAAATAATGTCGGATTCTCGTTAGGGGGTATTGAAAAATGAAAATCAGTATTGTTAGCCGGATCTCCTGACTCCATCCAGACCCCATTGCGCCCGAACCATACATGGTCCCCGGTAATAATATCCGCCTCAAACCATATTGCTACCATGATAGTATCCCCTTCATCACCTTCTGTTCCGAGGGTTACGCCAGAGCCCTGATGATATTTAGGGCAAGATGTTGACGCGTCGTTTACGCCCATCCAACCCCATCCTGCATTATCATTGCCGGGATAGCTGGCCAAGGTCGCTGACGACGTGCCTACTCCGCAGATAATCGACGATGACTGACAGTCAGTGACTTTAAACTCTGCATAGTATTTCCCGCTGGCGTGGGACGTGACCCCGCGCACCGAAACCCAGTTTGATCCGGTACAGGTTGCGGTTTTATTCCCGTTTGACAGGGTAATGTCAGAGGATTTGTCCGCCGGGTTAAAACCGACGGCTGCGTATGCGGAAATGGCTGAAAATGCCAAAAAAAGAAAAATGTAAAAAACTTTTTTCATGCCTACCTCTCTGCTGCCAATGTTTCGGCGATACCCTCGCCGATGGCATTATATTGAGTATTGCCCTCTGAATGATCGTCCATATCATCATTTAAGTGGTCATAGTGAACATTCAGCATGGTGGTGTATGGGTTTTCATATGCAAGATAAACGTCTGCATCATCATTACAGATTTCTTCCTGTGCCGCCCTAACCTCCGCCGCCCCGGACGCATATCCGTTTGTCGTGCAAATGCCTATCTGAACAATATGAAATCTAAAGTTCGGATATGTTTCTTGCGGAAAGTCAGACTTGAAACTCGCTATTAATGTTTCTGTCCATGTTATATAATTTGCTTTTGTGCAAGTTTCTCCGGTTATACAAACCGTTTCACATTCCCCTTGGAACCAAATAACTCCCATATATGTATAGTCAATCCCTGCTGTTGTCAGGGCTGATAAAGCGGCATCAATATCTAAATGTGCCTCAGAATATAGAGAACTGTTCCAATCTGACACACAAGTTCCCCCTTTAGACGCATTAAAAAGCGCAACCTTCCGACCAGTCAATTCATAATATTTTTTAGCAAATGACGGACCAGCGCATCCGGTGATCGCCTCCTGCCATGAACCGGAGTCCGTCCCTAATGGATCGGCAATGGTGTATTTTATCGTGTCGTCGTCTTCGATTTCAATCCCAACCGCAGTCGGAGAATCTTCCGCATAGCCTCTGCCCATCGAATTTGACTGCCCATGCCGGGTAAACAAATGATATTCATGGTCATAATTGCGGGTCACACCGGTGGCGGACGTTTTCAGCACTCCGGTCGGCGTCACCTGCCGGACGGTCTGACTGCCGAAGCAAACCGCCGGTGCTATTAAAAAAAGAAAAATAATAAAAAATTTATTGAATCTCATAACTAAAATTCACACACCCCTCGACGGCTGCGCCGGTATCATTGGTGATTCGTAAAATTACTTGGTTTCCGGCCCCGGACGATGACGGCGACCCTGTGCCAAACGTATAGGTTGACCATAGTTCGGTGCTTGTGGTGTCATCGTACACATCAATATTAAAGTCCGAGCTGGAAGTCGTGCCGAATTTATACATAATTTCAAGCCGTGTTGGTGTTAAAACCTCACCAGCAGACAGGTCGGTCCGCCAGATTTCCGTGTCAGACAGGCCGTCCGCCCATGATGTGTGCATGGTGGTGATGGTATATTCCTTCGCGCTGGACGTATGGTAAAGATCCCACGCACCGGGGCCGGTGTCCGGTTCTATCGGGTCGGGAACGGTCTGGCTGCCCTCTGATGCCTCCGAATCAATATCCAGTACATAATTGTATGTATGCCCGTTATTATAGACGGTTGCCGTGTACCCGTCGGCCAGAGCGGTCGTGTCCACCGAGTCCAGCGCGTTGTCCGTTCCGCCGGTAAACGACCCGAAGGTATATTGCTGTGTGCCGTCATACGGATTTGTTGCCCATGCACTGGTGGCTGTCATTGCCAGATAAATCAGGGCAAAAAATATTCGTTTCATAAATATGGCCCTCACTTTATGGCGTTTCCGTGATGTCCCTGATGGTAATGGGGGATGCTGTGGCGAACGTGTAAACCGCGCCGCTGGTGATGGACTTTTCCGTGATCGGCCAGTACGCCCACACGGTAGTCGTGTCCACGTCATAAATACCCATTGTGTCCGCCGTTCCGGTTCCGGACGCGGTAATGCTCTGCGCTTCAATCTGCAACGCCCTGCCGTCCGTCCCGCCGTTGACAGGCGATACGTCGTCACCGTCAATCGTCACTTCGCCCAGCTTGCTGCCGTATTGATAATTCGGGCCGATGAAAATCCGGTCCGCATTCTCAAAATACGCCAGCGCCGCATCGTACACCGCATCCACGCAAACCGGGCCGTCTGCCAGCGCCGGGGATGCAAAAAAGATTAATGCTAAAATTAAAATAATTTTTTTCATTTATGGGCCTCCATCTTCATAGGTTCCTAAAACTGGACTAAACATATATTGGTAATCTGATCCGACTTTAATCGGGGTTAAAACAAAACAATCACCGACTGATGGAGATAACGCACTCACTTTATACCCGTCTGCCTGGGTTGCCCCGTTTCTGATAAATTTATCGGTTGCCTGGGCATCAAAATACGCACCATCAGTTGTCGCAAACACGAACACAGCAGCGGATTGTTCTAATTCGTAAACGGTTTGAGCCGTTCCAAAAGCATATGTTGTCGTACCGGAGTGCCGCAGTTCAATGCGTCCGGTTAATTCAGATGCGTTAAATGTTTTGGTGGCGTTGGCCGTGGCAAATGAAAAATCGTCGTTTTCTGATGTCTTTAAATAATCCTGCGAAGTTTCGCAAAAATCATAAACATCATCCCCTGTGGTCAACCCTGCTTCCCCGTTTGTAACGGCGGTCCCAAAAGTATAATCTGTTTTTTCAACAAAATTAGCCGTGGCGAAATCATAAACTGAATCCGCATCAGGAATGTTGGCATCACCGTTTGTAACGGCGGTTCCGTATGCGAAATCATTGTCGGTATAGACGTCTGAAACATCGGTCAATTGCCCCTCTAATTCAGACTCGTCAGATAATTCGGTTTCAGTTATATTATCAACAGCCTCAAGCGAGTCGATGGCTGATCTATTCTCCTGTAAAGCGGTTTCAACTTCGGTCCCGGTAATTAAATTCCCGGCGTCAGCAATCGGGATATCCGCAGCCGATACCTGGTCCGTCCCGGTTCCAAAGTCAAACGCATCGTCGTCAATCGTGTCATTTTGAATGTTTTCGCCGTTCAAAGCGGTTAAAGCAGTCCCTACCCCTGAATTAATCGTCCCTAAAGATGGAGATACCAAGGTTGGAGAATTGGAAAAGACGGCTGATCCGGTTCCCGTTTCATCGGATAGGGCCGCCGCCAGGCCTGCCGAATTATTTAATTCAGCCTCCTGGGCGTCAATTTGGTCCTGAATATTACTTGTAACAGTAGATCCATATGCAAATTCTGTCTTTGACACACCACCGACATCAAATGTCAGGTCGTTAAGGGTGACGTCTCCAAAATCGATGGAGTCATCATCAATGGTATCGTCCTGAATATTTTCTCCATTCAACGCGGTAAGAGCGGTCCCGACGCCATCAGGCGCCAGATAATCTGTCCCGGCCACTGCTTGAGACGTTGACCCTCCGGATATTTTTACAAGCCCGTCATAGGCGGACACATTGGCTTCAAGGCCGCCCCGTTCATGCTCAATAGTGCCGGTCGAAAAAAAACCTGTGGCGGAATCGCCTGAATTGGCGGTATCGGAAGTCGGCCAGTTTTGCCCCATGTCGATATGCGCCTTATCGGCGCTCGGCATCGTAATAATATTGTTTGTATCTCCGGAAGTCGCAATTTCCGTCAAATCTGTGCTGTCGTCTCCGCCGTCGTCTCCAAGGTCAAGCGTAATGGCCGACCCTGATCCGGACGGTGTTGACCAGCTTCCGGTTCCGTCTAAAAACTTACTCGCATCATTCGGCGCTTTTGGCGTCAATCCGTGTTTGGTGATTGAGACATTAAGATCCGTGTTATCATCCGGAGCGCCCAAATCATCCAGCTTAATTTCGTCGGTTCCGCCTGATTGATGCTCAGACGCATGGGTTTCTTCTTCAAGGTCTGCGGTCGGGTCCGTCCCGGCGTTTGTATCACTTATCTGAGAATTTGTAATCGATATCGCAGCCTGTGTAAAATGTTCATCAGCCGAATAATTTAAAGTGGAATCATGGTCAACTCCACCGTCATTAATGGTGATATTAATTTCGGTATCCGGTGATTCAGATAAATTAAAATCATCCCCGTTAAAATCAATCGTTACGATATCAGAGCCACCGGTTTGAGAATCCCCTTCCTCGATGGTATTAATCGTACCAGACGTTATAGCAATCTGATCCGTTACAAATTTTCGGTTGGCTACCTGGTAATCGGTTGACGGAGAAGAAGAAGGCGTCACCGGAAAAGACGAAAAGGTTTTCACGCCGGCCACGGTTTCATCCCCGGTTAAAGCCACCGCTCCGGCTTGAGACGCGGTTACGCTGTGCGGATTGCTGGTGCTGTCAATATGAGATTTGACCTGGGCGGCTGTTTTGGTGTTAGTCCCGTCGCTAATCACTTCTGCCGTGTCCGCTGTTGGCCAATTCTGGCTAAAATCAATATAGACCTTATCAGCGCTCGGCATGGTGATGGCGTTATTCGTGTCCCCGTTTGTGGCGATTTCATTAACCGCCGTTGAGTCATTGCCGCCGTCATCCCCAATATCTAAAGTGATCGGAGATCCGGCACTGGAAAAAGAATCAATATTATGGGCCGTTAGAACGCAGGTAACCGTTTTGCTCCCGATCGGCCAGTTGACTTTTGATCCGGAATTTGAACTCGCATACACCGTATCCCGGCTTAATGTGTCTGGATTGTCGTCAGTGACGGTTCCGAGGCCGACTTCCCAATCCGTTGCGTTTTTAATTTGATAAGTGCAGGTGTTGCCGTCTCCGATGCCATCAACAAAAGTCTGATACCCGGTCACAGCGCCCCCAAGTGAAAATGTCCCGGTCCCGGTCGTTGTGGACGATTCCTTGACCATATCCGCATATACTTGAGCCGCCTGCGCGCTTGGAGTAAAACCAATAACGGTTACAATGATAATTAAGGCGCAAAAGATAAAATTTCTCATTTCACCAGCCCTTTTTGTTATCCCTGAGTTGTGTTGGACGCGACATTCACCGGCTGTTTGGCCGGGTCATAAATCTTTTCAGCTTCCTCGCGCATACCCAGGCTTCTTAAAAACGCCGCATAAGCCATGGCCGCTCTTTGGGCGTTGGCTGCAAATTCAGCATCTTTGCTGTAAGCCCGGTAAAGAATATAATCCAGCAGCGCATTAGCGTAAACATCATCAAGTGTAATGGTCGCGTCTATCGCGATATCCGCCGGGGCAGCCGAATACACAATCTCAACATAATTCGCGCCGTCGGAAGGCGGATACACATAAAAATGCTTCGGGTCCCGTTCGTCAAAACAGAAATGATCATGCGCAGAGTCTTGAGATTCAGCGTGCCAATCCCGGTTGCCGGAATCCAAAACATTCCGCTTTAAAAATGTAATGACATCCCCCACGGTTGTTCCGTTATCGCCCATATTTCTGACCACATCGATTAGCTGTACGCCGGTTGCCGGAATGGTTTGCTTGGTTCCGGCGGTCATCTGGACAGATTCATTGACCGGGTTGGCGTCCGGTTTTAAAAGAACGACTTCCCGCTGGCCGTCATTCAGCCATTGCAAGAGTTCGGTTGACGCCCATCGGACATTGGTCGTGTCCTGCAGGATCGTTTCCGCTCTGTCTACTATGTTTTGAGCTGTTAAAACTGACATTTATAAAATCCTCCTATCCTAAATGGATGGAATTTCGACGCGTAGCTCCCCGTTATTCTCGATAAGGTTCCGGCGCCGTAAATAATTATTGATATCTTTGTTAAACTTGCTTTGGTGATAAGCCGCTTTTTTCGGTTCGTACCAATTCATGTCGTTCTGGAGCATCAAAATGGCCTTGGCGCCATTCGTTATCGCTTCCCGCCAATCATAATAGATTTCATCGTCAATCTCGGTAATGGCGGACAACGGGATAAAAACAACATCCATATAAAGCTCGATACTGGAATCAGAAAAATCGGAATCCTCGAATGGAAAAATGTTAATTAGTCGGCGGTCCGGGAAATAATAAAACTTCTGGCCGGATGTACTTAAAATGCTGGCAAGCTCTGAAATATCGTTGTAAAGACGTTTAAAACTGATCCGGTACTCCCCGCCGTCGATAAACAGCTTTTTAATTTTCCATGGCTTTTTATCGGTGCTGATCGTCGAGTAAGTAATGATGTTATTTTTATATGAATCCGGCTCGCTGTTATAAACGGTATGGTTAATGCCGTAAGTTAATATTTCAGTCTGCTGACAAAAATCGATAATGGCCTTAACGATCGCCCGGTTCATTACAAACTTCGGGCATCCGTAAACGTCAGGAAGGATAAAGTCGTGCCAGGTGGATAAGGCGGTAGTCATAATGCCTCCATAATGGGGGCTTTGTATGCCCCCATTTTAGAAATTAAATAATTAACGCCTTATTATGGCTGGTATAAATACCATCCAGAAATGTCAGTCACGCCGCCGGTTCGGTTTTTAATGGTAACATCCGTACCACCATCAAAAACGCAAAGATCGCCATCGGTATCCGCATCATCGGCATTAGTCGCATCGCCAAATAAAACAGAGGAAGCATCCGAACCAATTCCAAACGTCCCGCCATAACCGGAGCCTTTTGTCGCAAAAACATACATTACGCCGCCAGACCCAAGATTGGCAGACGCAAAAGTGTAAGTTCCATCGTCTGCTAAGGCCGCAGTAGCAAAACGATACACGGCAAACGTCCCGCCACTTGCGATCTGCATTGACGTTGACGCGTTAATCGCAGTTCCGGTAATAGCCCCGCAATCCGTCAAAGTCAGATCGGCGCCCGTCACGGCGGTATAATCAATCTCGTTGTCACCAACGACTCCGGTATCAAGGGTAACTGAATTACTGGAGACACTGACATCTCCCCAATCCTCGTCTTTAAGATTGGCTTTATCGAGTACATCCTCGTCAATGGTCCATGCGCCGGTAGCAACCGACATATCGCCCAGGTCTTCGTCCGGTAAATCAGACGCGGATATCTGATTTGTTGCGGTCCCGAAATTCATATGGGCATCGTCAATCGAATCATCGTTGTAATGCTCACTATCAATCCCGTCGTCAGCGATATGCGCTTCGTCCACAACGTCCGAATCAAGGGACCACGTACCAGAAGACACCACAACATCCCCTAAATCTTCATCCGGGAAGTCTGCACCGCTAACCTGGTCGGTTCCCGTACCCCAATCAAAGGCGTCCTCGTCGATGGTGTCATTTCCAATCACTTCACCGTCAATACCGTCTCCGCTGTTCCAGGTCGTTGTCCCCAAAACAACATTATCCCCGGTCGAAATAGTCACACCTCCATCAATTACAACGGTGCAATCGTTGGTAGTGAACGTATGATCGGTAATATCGGCAGATCCGTAATCCAGATCAACCGCACCCACGCCGTCAATCCCGACGCCGGTATTGATTGTTCCGGTAACGGTAGCATCGCCTGTTGATGTCAATTGCTCCGCAGATATTGTCCCGGAGTTTGTCGTGCTGGTCGTGACGGTCAATTCTCCGACCGTGAGCTGCTCATATCTTGCGGCAACCGCCCAGGTCGCAGCACAAACAACCAGGATTAAAGCTATAAAAAGTTTATTCATTTTCATTTCTGGCCATCCTTCCCAAGTCGTTTCAGCGCTTCTTCCGCCGGCAACTCGGTCATATCGGTCCGTTTGGCCAAGGCGTCGGTGCGGATATAGATCCGATTCGTTTTTTCCTGAACCAGATACTTATCCCGAATTCCTTTCACCTTTTTCTCAGCCTTCGGGGCCTCTTTGGTTTCCGGTGCTTTCCCGGTTTCTTTAGGCATTATTAAACCTCCAATTCCCTTTTAAATTCGATTGCGGTTATTATTCCGTCGGGACCTGGACACAGATCGCCCAAACTGTCACAACAGCGTTATTGGCGGTCTGAGCGCCGATTGTTACGATTTTTAAGTCAATCGTATCGGCGGAAGTGTAAAGTCTCCCAAAGGCGTTATCAGGCCCGTAGGCTTCGGCAATCGCCGTACCTGAACCGCCCGTAGATTCAGCATCATACCCATCCACATACCCGTCCGCCTGGTCCCCATCGCCAACGTCCAGCGTAAGCGTTGTGCTTTCAGCTTCCGTACAGATCAGGCCGGCGTTCAGCACCATCGTATATGCGGGAATTTGCAAGGCCTGAAGAACGTCTCCGGCTTCAAAGACGTTTCCGGTTTTAATGTCCGTGGCTGCTTCATCAAGATCGATAACCAGATAGACCAGCTTCACGCCCGGTCCGATGGATAATCCGCCGGAACTGCTTCCGACCAGAAGGTCGCTATGGGTCGCGGCTGCGCCAAACGCGGTGCAGGGGATCATCATTGCGACAATCAAAAGTGATATAAAAAGTGCAAGTTTCTTCATGACTTGTTTCTCCTTGTTTGCGGTTAATCGCCCTGGGCCTTTCAACCAGGGCGATTTTTATTTTTCGTTACAAATAAACAATTAACTGCTGATTATTTCCGACAGTACAGATCGCCCATGGCCTCGCCTTTCAACACTTTGTAGCCGTAAACATTCAGGCCCTTGATGGCGTCCATGAAATATTTCTCAAGAGAAACAGGTTTCATTTTGGTCATCTGTGCAGCAAAAGATAAGGCTGATTTCTGCCCGAAAATGGCATGATAACAAGTGTTTCCGCCGTCCGTGGCGCTGGCTACCTGGTTGGACCCAAAGATTTCCCATCGATCGATCATGCCGATCCGGCCATTTCTCAGGATGGATTTACCGTCCCCGGTCAGGGAGGCGTCCTTGAGATCCGACTTTTTTATCATTCCGGTTGCCCACATTGGCATAACAAACCAGCGGTTGGAATTCGGGATATCCTGTTCGTCAAGAACTGAAGCCGCATCCACCATATACTCCAGGATATTGGCCTTGGTGAGCTGAACGGCGTCGGAAGTGGTTCCCATATCGTAACTGGAAGATATTTTTCCGGCGGTCGTGCCGGTGTTATTGGAATCCGCATCAGAATAAACATCAGACAGAACACCTGAATCGATCGTGATTCCCATTTGTTCCCCGGCGTCATTTGACCAATCGTCCAGCAAGCGGAGATCGGACTGCATGGCGTCAATATCGTCCACACCGAAAAAGAAATACTTGGCTCTATCGATGTTTAATTCGACTTTGGCGCTGTCCGGGAATTCAATGGTCATTTCCTGACCTTTGGTGTAATCGCGAATCGTGATATCCGGGACGGTTCGAATGAAGATCGTATCCCCCTGGGATTTGATTTCACCCTCGTAGTCGGTGTTAGAAATAGCCGCGAAAACAGTGGCCGTATAAAACTTGACCAACAGCTTCCCGGACCATATCTGCGGAATAAAATTATCACTGTGCTGCGGGTATCCTGACGAAGCCGCAACGTATGAGCTTGGTGTTGACATGATTTAATTCTCCTTATCGGTTAAGCGACAACCGACGGGAGAAACGTCTTATCGAAATTAACGGATTCTTCCATCGTGCTGCGCTTTCATAATATCTGCTTCAATCCGCTTCGCTTCGTCGCCTTTCCCGAAATATTTACCCGCAGCCTGATCGTTATAAAACCGCTCGATCTCTTTCCGGGTGTAAATCTTACCTTCCGGCTGCTTCGGCGGCGCCCCTTCTGATCGTGACCGAGGGGGAGCCGTCGAAGGTTTTGGAATAGTCGGCTGTCCGGTGCTGGGTTGACTCGGCGAATCGGAATACGTTTTGCCGGTTTCCTGCTGAAACTTTAGAAAAATCCCGATAACCCGGTTGGAATCGCCAATTTTCTCGGCATTTTGCAATGAATCAATATATTTAATGCCGTGAATCGGATCGGTTCCTTGCAACCATCCTACAAATTCAGGATCTTGGTTTTGCTGCCGCCATGAATCCTTAACGCGCTGGTCAGCGTCCAATTGACTGTAAAGTACATTACGGGTGCTGGTCTGCCTGGTCTGTCCGACTTCGTTCCGGATCTGAGTTACCGAATTTGTCAACTCGGTTTTTAAATCCTGAACCATTTCCCGGAGCCGTTTATTGTCCTTGTAAACAGCCACGACTTCCGGTTCCATCATCTCCAGGTCTTCATCCGATAAACTGTCAGATTCAAACCCGGCATTCGGGTCAGACGTCGGTTTCGCCTTCTGCAACTGAGAAATTTGGGCGGTTAATTGCTCATTAAAGCCTTTTAACTGCCGGATTTCTGCCGCTAAACGCGGGACTTCCTGATCGTATTTCCCTTTCAGCACTTTGTACTTTGCTTCAAAGTTTTCGGTTTTATCTCCGGGCGGTGTTTCTTTATTCGTCTCCGGCGGTAAATCCGAGCTTTGCAGTGGTTCGGAAACTTTCCTTTCGTGTTTGGATTCTGAGCCGTGTTCGCCAGCCGGGGTTTCCGGTGTTGTCGGTTCGGTCTTCTCTGGCCCCTTCATTAAATCATCTGAGGCCTTGGCCTGTTCCGCTACCTTCTTGGGAAGATAGCTGTAATCGGGTTCGTGTTTTTCTGCTGCTTCAGCCATAATGGTTCTCCTTCTGCGAGCCCTTTCGGGTGTTCACTGACTTTGCCGAGTCCGGACCGAATTGCCCGGATATTCGGGTCAGCCGATTAAATGATCAACCGCGACGCAATGACCTTACAATTCGTTCGGACATGAAACGGCGCGTGAGCCGGGTTGGTTGTTTGCCCGGTTAAAGATATGAGTTTTTGTTTTTCCCTCACCGCCGGATGGCTGATGAAGGCAACAAGCTCACTGTTTTTATAAATGTAAATACCGGCTTTCCATGCTTCCGCCGGCGGATATTTGGTGCGGTGTTCGACTTTCACACCGTTCTTTTTCATAGCCGCATCGACCTCGTTCGGGTCTGCCCCGGCGCTCAAATCCACCCCGAATTTAGACAGCGTGGCCTTCATACATTCCGCGATAAACCTTTGACATTCCCGGACCGATCGAAAATCAAACGAATCCGACTGTTTGTAGCAGCGTTCCAGCATCTCCGCGTCCGTGGTTGCCATTTCATCAAGGGTTCTGTCGTCCTTCCAGGTTCCTTCCATTACTTGTCTCCCTTTAACGATTCATAGATTTCAGGAGCTTTTTTAATCGCATTAAGAATTTCACGGACTTTCTGGCATCGGCCGGTTCTGATCATTCCGTTATTCGGGTCCGGATCGTAATCACGGCCTTCGTGTTCCCGTTTCAAATCCGCTTCCAGCATTTCAACAAACCGTTCCCAATGCGGATTGCCTTCTAAAACCGTGATCCCGTAAGCTGTTTGTTTGTCCGTGATTCTCATTTCACTCCAAATAAAAAAGCCCCACCAACTGCGATTTGCAGTCAATGGGGCTTGATTTTTTCAATACCCGGTCTTATTTAGTTGTTAACGCCTGTTATTCCGAATGTTTAGTGTTAAAATTATTTAATCAACCACCCTGTAAATAAACGGAGTATTTTTCCCTGCTGGTCCAAAATTAACTATTTCCGCCATAAGCTCTATGAAGGTGGTATCCTGTTTATGTTCACCGTTTTTAAAATTCATAGCTAATTTCATTGGTGCACATATTTTGATATACTCAGGAGGAAACCAGCCAAAGTTATTAAAAACACATTCCACGTTTGTTGTTTTTTCCCATCCATCGAACTTTACTATTGCTTGGAACTTGCGTTTTTCCATTATTCCCCACTTGGCGGTTTAATACTTATCTTTTTCTCAATATGCACCGGCTTCCCGTCGGTGAATTTTATTGTAACTTCGCCAAAATATTTTGACGAACACAAGTCTTTTATGAAGTTAAGAAGCCAGGTCATTAAACCGTCTTTTTAAAATTTCTTTTCGTTTTAAATGCAGTATTAAGTCATACTGCGCCTTATTTATAAACTTAATGATATCCGCTTCTGTGTATTTGGTCCCATCCAATCCGGCGGCCTGATAAATATCATTAACTTCTTTTAAGCACATATCTATTAATTCAGATGGAGTCATTTATCCCGCCATCCTCGCATCACCGGAGACACTTCCATCCGGCGCCGTTTCTCTCGGTTGCTCGGCGTTCCCCGGACCGGCAATCTGCCCCTGACCCGGCTGTCCGCCGCCACCCTGGATATATTGCAATAATTGTTGAATCTGCATCTGAAGCGCTTCAATCTGTGTCATTTCCGCTTCACTCGGAATAATATCGTCCGCGTCAAAATCAAGGCCTTTAAACCATTCCCTGAGAATAACAGCGATACCGTGGTTACCAATAATCCCATGGACCATCGGGTTAAGAACCGTCTGAACGGCCTCATTTCTCCGGACCTGACGCATTTCCTTACTGATCAGCGCCGAGGATCCCCGCGCCACAACTTTAATATCACCGGCCAGCATTGATTGTATCGGTTTGTAAATCATGGCCCATTGATATACCCGGTCAATACTCGGTTCAATCATCCCGCCATCGATATTCCCGATCACTTTTTTAATACTCCGGGCAGCGTTCGCCATCATCATCGACATTCCAGACGCGGTATTAATCGCTCCGCCGGTCGTCTGAGCGCCATAAGAATATCTCGGGACGCCGGTTTTATTGTCGGCTTCCTGGGAAAACTTCTCATAAACGCCAAGCAGCTCATTTGCCAGTGATTTCGGCTGGAAAAACCACATCGGATCTCGCTGTTGCGGTTGACTTTCCAAGTCAAACTGCCATATTTTCCATGGCCGCAGCTTGGTCACTTTTTCGCCAGTGGCAAATTTCCCGATATCAACACCAACCTGGGGACCGGACCCGACCGCTAGGTTATTTAAAAGCGCCCGGACGGTTGCGTTACAAGCGTCCTGACTGTCCGGCATGGTTTCCGGTAACCCCATCCCCCAAAAAGAGCCCTTCTTTTCCCTGAAGCTGGCCTTAAAATAGGGCGGTCTACCCAACGGATCGCCGTTAATCTCGCACTTGATAACCCAATTATGGATCAATATGGTTTCGCAGAAATACTCGTCAAACGGCTTGATCGCATCCCCAGGATAGCCGTATTCGATTAACTTCAAACCCTGAATATATCCCCAAAATTGCAGGCCATCGATTTTACCTTCTGGATCTTCCCATTCGTTTTCACGGCCTTCAAGCTCGTTCCGCTCGGTCTGATTATACAATCCGAGCCAGTTATTCAGGCTTGAGCTGCCGTTCGTGGCCGCAGACAACACTTCTTCAATTTCTTCCTGATTATACCCTTCAACGCCGATCAGGCTTTGTAAATCCTGACGGGTAAAGTTCATTTTCTCAATTAAATATCCGTCTCCGATATCCTTTGAGCTGGGAGACGGGTAAATATCCCATGGTGACGGTGATTCCCATTCCCATTTTTCGATAGGCCCGACAACCGGATTGCCACCTTCACCCCATTGCAGCTCGTTCCGAATTCTCCGTAATGGCCCTTTTAAAAATCCGGCCGGATAAAGCCCGACGTCTGAGATCGCATCCCTGAGTGCTTGGCGCCATTTTGACTCAACGACAATATCCTCAAGGTACTTTTCCGTCTTATCCGCGTTCTTTTTGGCGGTCTTTTCAACTTCAGACTCCACATCTTCCATAATTTCATTCGCCCTGGCCAGAAAATCCTGGGGCGTCGGAATAACGCCGGCCTGCCGATATTGCTGTAAAACCTCGTTAAAGAGCTGCTGCTTGATCTGCCCGATGATTTCCGGGGACAGTTCCGGTTTCGGTGTGTGTCGAATGCCCCAGGGTTTGGAATCCGCCGGGAAAAGAATTTCATCAACCCATGACTCAAAAGCTGACAGCTTTTCTTCCGTCAGCATCATAAACGCTTCTGATCCGCCCTGCTCCCTGATCGCAGCGAGTTTATCCGGACCGTATTCCCCGACTTTTCGCCGCAGATTGTCCAGCATGATTTCTTCGTGAGGCTGCTTTGCCCGTTTCGCGGCTTCCCAACATTGCTTAATATACGCAACAATGCCGATTACATATTCCTGATCCGACAGCGCTCCGCTTTCCAGGCGTTCCCGCTCGTCGTATTCGGCTTGTTCCTGGGCTTGAAGTTCCTCGTTTGATGTAAATGAAAGCATGATTACGCCTTATTTAGTGATTATTGACTCAACCTCACATCAAAAGATCCGAATCCATATTCTCCGGTGTCCACTCCGATCTTGTAATAAACCCCGGGCTCATAGTCATATCGCTGGGCCTGTGTTGCGCTCGTATATTCCACAACCTGATAATAAGTCGTTCCGTCGTAAGATTTTAAAAGGCTGACTTTCCCGCTTGTGAAAGCTGTCCCATAGCCATAAACCGATACATTAAACTGGCCATATCCTGTATTTTGGGGGCTATTTCCAGGCGTTGCCAGGCTTGCCGGCTGAAAAGCTGTAGTGTATTGGTTCTCTGCCGTACATTTCTTCGTAACCGATCCGGCCATACAAATCGCATAAGACAGAAAAGTAATTGCAAAAACAAAAACCCCAAGTATTAAGTAAAATTTTTTCATCATGTCCATCCTTGTGCGTTGACATCTTCCGGATTATGGGCAACCGCCCGACGAGATCCGTATAAAAAGTTCTGGCCAAGGGCGCCGGTCTGAAACGCATCAGCGCCATTAGAATTCGCATCGTGAAGTGGTTCTGAGCTGTAAACCTGCCGAGATTCATTCCACTGCCGGCGGTAATTCTCCAGGCGCTCAACCCCGACCGCGCATTTTTCTTCATCAAACCAGCAGACTCCGAGCATTTTCCGGGCAGCTTCAATGGAATCCTGCTTACTTGTGCAGCGTGGAATTGTCTGAAAATTCAACCCGTATTCCGCAGCGATCGTCTTTCTTGTCTTTCCGGTCCCAAGCTCCCGGACTTCAATATCGTGAGGCGCCAGGTGATTCCGGTATCGATAGCCGTATTTCTGGCCGTATTCGTCGATCACATTGGAAAAATGCAGCAGGCTTTCATCTTCCGCCTCGTAATAATTTATTAAATGCACTTCCCGGCCAACCGTTTGGGAAAACCAGACAGCCATTTGATTGTTTTTGGATATTCCCAGGTCCCACCATGTATCAACAACAACCCCATCCTCGGCCGGCACACTGCAAATACGCCCGTCCTTCCGGACTTTGGTAAACTCATTTGCGAAATACGAGCCCATAACTGACATTTCAAACGCTTCATCCGGCGTGGATGGATGTTCCCGTTTCATATCAAGCCCGAGAATCGATTGTTTTTTCAGATACCAGAAGCGCTGTTGCGGTTGTAAGACGGTCCCTTCGGACGTCTCAATTTTCTCAAAATAGGCGCCCATATCCGTTGGAATCGGCATATCGTCAATATCATCGACAATATTATCCGGGTTCATATACCAGGGGAAAAAGAAAAACTTGTAATCCATCTTGGAAAGCTGGATACCAGCCTTCTTCATATCCTCGGCAATCTTGCAATATTCGTAAAACTTTCCGTATTTTCCTTCGGCGGTGGATTCGATATAGATTATTTCACCAGGGACAACCGTCTCAAGAGATCCAGCCACTACTTCCCTGGCTTTTTCAGGGAAACGAGCGCATAATTTACCGAATTCGGAGACATGAAGATTTTGAAATGTGCCTGACCGCATAGAAACACCGACAGACAAAATACTGTTGTTGTTAAAGGCAAGTTCTGTTTTTGAATCAGTGATCAAAGGCCGTTGCTCCTTGATCCAATCAGGAAGGTTATCGTATGGATATTTCACCTTCCGGCGAAAGATTTTCCCAGCGTCGTCTTTTGTGTGCGCCGAGATCCCGGACTCAATATTGGGATAAAACAGACAATCATCAAGTAAATTCAGATCAATAAATGTCGTAAATCCCAACTGCCGGGCTTTAAGAATAATATTAAGAAACCATCGGTTATCCCATAAATACTTTTGAGCTGTGTTGCACCGGAATTTAACCCGTTTGCCGTGACGATCGATAATCCAGTATAAATTATTGAGCCGCCACCACTTATCCTTCAGATTTTCCTGGAGATTCTGGTAACTGTCTGGTACTTCCAGCGACTTCATCCAATAATTCCTTGGCTACCTCAAGTTTGGTTGCGTGTTCAATCGGACCACCGTCTTTGCCGGTGTGTTCCTTGATCTGCTTTTCACTCCAACCTTCCAGGCGTTGATAAACGAGCTTGCATTCCGCCGCGTTTCCGTTTTCCTGGGCGTTTTTCAGCAGCGCTTTATCAACCATGGCGATTTCAGAAGCAAACCGTTTTCGGCGTAATTCGTGAGCTTCAGCCTCGATTTCATCCAGATCCACGCCGGTAAAATGAGCGTAAAGCGTCCTCGGCTTGACTTTTAAAATATTTACCGCCAAATCTTCCCGCGACATAAAATCATTTTTAGGATTTGCCAAGTATTCTATTAACTTAACTCTATGTCGGTCTTTGGCTGACATTTTCCCCACCGGAAGTATTCAAGAATAAAAAATAATAATTCACCATCATCCTGACTGAAAACAGAAAACAGCGTCAAGATATATTGTGG